TGTGCTTATACCTACCCCGTCACGCCGCCAATGAGGATGCCGCTTGGGTCTCACCATGAGGACAACTGCATACAGAATGCAGCCCAAGCCCCAGTCGCCTCTCCCGGGGCACCTCGCCCCCCGACTCCTTCGCCACCAGTCCCCGCTGCACCTCCACCACCGCCGTCGCCGCCCCCATCGCCGCCGGGGCTTGCGGACTCTCCGCCACCGAACCCAGCCAACCCTGACCCAGAGATGGATCAGGTGAACTTCTTGGACGGACGCCGCATCATCAAGCGTGAAGCCAAAGGCCTGTGCCTTATGGTTGGAGCGCTTTTCGGCAAGCTCGACACGTTTTCAATTCCCGCCATGAAGAAGCAGAACGACTGCCGCGTCGTCACTCATCGTGGTGTTAGGTTGACCGAAGCTCAGAGCTTGGTGCTGCAGCAGATCACGATGGTGCACTACACGCGCAATTGGCCCATGACGATTTTCCGTGCGGCCCTACTCAGCCTCCATCTGTTCTGCATTCTCATCCCGACTGCCATCCGCCTTGTTCAGGATTGGTACTACAGCCGTTCGTGGGTTACCCCCTACTGGATCACTTCGGGATTTATTGAGAATAACACCTTCGTTCCTGACGGCACCCCAGCCCCTGCCTTCTACCAGAGCCAGTTCTCCCATTATGAAGTGGAGGACCTTGCGCCCAAGGCAATCGAGGCTTCAGTGCTTGCGCTCATGACCCTCCTCCATTCAGTCTTCCTGCTGTGGAAGCCGTTGCAGGCTTACGGAAGAGTGACGAGGGGTCTAGTCCGTGCTTTTGGTATCATTTCGACTGCCGATCTCATGTTGCATATTGGCCCTGTCTCTGTCTTTCTCCACGCTCTCTCCTATGTGGTCTTCCCTGGCGCGGTCTCTTTTTACGCGCTTCGGGTCATAGCCACTGGGTGGGTGGATGTCATGACACTCATGGTCATTTGCCACTACGCCGCTACGCATGATTGCCTCGACAGCTGGATTTCCTTCAAGGGCTGGAAATACAAAGAGCAGGTCTTGACGTCTTGCCCGCACATGGTCACGTGCTGTTTGGCGGAGTATGCCAATGGTGCGGATGCTGTCAGTGTGCGTGCAAATACTCGTACGAAATTAATGCGACTCGCCACTCTCCCGATCCCAGACCGCTACCTTTTTGACATCGTGTCTGGTTCGGAAGCAGTCATCATCTACCTGTCGCCCCGTGAAGCTTTTTTCGCGGGTCCGCCGCCCCAGGTCGGGGCGGCTCCTCTTTGAAGGGGAGGAAGGGGATGCCAAAGTGGTACGCTATGGGTGCTAGGGCGGACGAAATGCCAATCGATCCACCTGAAGACTCTACGTGCTACCATGGCATCACCTGCTCTGTCAAAGCGCGGACACGGAGACAGAGACGACGCATGTTCCGCATGTTGCTGCACTGTTCTGTTCCTGGACTTGCACCAATCTGTGGTGATTCAAATGACCCATACACAGTGAGGTGTGGATTTTTGAAACGTGTTTTGCGCAAGCTTCCGCCTACCAATGCTGCCAGATTGGAGAAGCTGCGCATATTTGTCCGCAAGTGGCTCTCTGAAAATGTGCCAGTAGCTAGGGATATTCCCTTTGAAGACTGGCTTGCCTCCACGTCGTACAACGAGGAGCGCAAAAACGAGATCCGCAAGGCCAACGACGAGAACCGTGGGGGCAGGCCCAGTCACAAGGTTTGCCAGAGAGTTGAATCGCACGTTAAGACCGAAGCTTATCCCGAGTGGAAGCACGTACGTATTATCAACTCTAGATGCGATCGGTTCAAGGCCTTTTCTGGCCGCTATTTCAAGGCGATTGAGGAAGCACTTTACTCAAATCACTTCTTTATTAAGCACGTCCCTGTGCCTGAGAGGCCCGGTCTCATCAAAAGGCTTCAGAAGGCAGGACGCCACTATTACGGAACGGATTTCACTGCGTTTGAAAGTCACATGACACCCGCTGTTATGGATGTCTGTGAGTGTGAATTGTACTTGCATTGCTTACCCTGGACGCAGGACGCCCAGTTTCTTTGCGATGTCATCTCTGGATGGAATGACATGCGGCACCGCTGTGGTGTCCGTGCTGTCTGTCAAGGTCGTCGGATGAGTGGGGACATGTGCACTTCAGTGGGCAATGGCTTCACGAACTTGATGCTCGCCCTCTTTTTCGCGGACGAACAGAAATGTACACTCGACGGCTTTGTGGAAGGAGATGATGGACTTTTCGCAACCGACGCTACTTTTTCAATAAAGGACTATGCTGACATGGGCTTCACAATCAAGATGGAGGAGTACCAGACTCCCAATGAAGCTTCCTTCTGTGGCATGGTTTTTGCTGATTCAGGTGAAATTATACGTGAACCCGTTAGGTTTTTATCGACTTTTGGATGGACCAGCTCATTCATTGGGGCTGGTGATCGCATCATGCAGGAGCTGTTGAGGGCCAAATCATTGTCCGCCATTTATGAGACGCCTCAGTGTCCCATAATAGGAGCGGTTGCTAGATATGGGCTCGAGGCAACTACCGGCTTTGCACCACGTTTTGTCGATGACGGCTATCACGTTGTACCTCGCGACACAATCGACTTGCCTGTGTTCAAACCTTCGCATGACACTCGTGAGTTGTTCGCACGTGTCTTTGGTGTGTCCGTACCCGTCCAGCTGCTGATTGAAGATCATGTCTCGAAGGGTGACTTCAACATCATTCATCTCCTGCCCCCTGAGGCCGTGAGGCCGCATGAGGAGTATGCATCCCGGTTCGTCGAGCGGGGGTAACTCAACATGCGTGGTGCTATGGCAGGCACCGCTGGGGGCTTGGGCGCTTTATGCGCCAGCTACCAAGCCCAAATTGCACAAATCAGGAGACGCCTGGCATGCGAAACTGCCGGTCCTGCCCAAATACGCT